TGTTAAGCACGAAGGATCTAAAATTGAAGACGTTTTAGATACTGATTGTGCTTTCGTTTGCGTTCCAACTGATCAATTGCCAAACGGTGATTGCGATACAAGCATCGTAGAGAAAGTCGTATCAGAGTTAAACGAAAGAAATTATTCTGGTCTTGTTGCAATTAAAAGCACAGTCACACCAGGAACATCTGAAAGTCTCTCAAGAAAATTTCCTAATTTAAAAATCTGCAGCGTTCCAGAGTTTCTTCGCGCACGCTCTGCTCTTGCTGACTTTATGTACAACCATGACCTTCTGGTTATTGGAAGTCATAGACAAGAAGACTTTGATTTAGTGAAGCAGATTCATGGAAGATTGCCTCGTCAGGTTTCTTGTATCAAACCAACAGAAGCAGAAATTGTCAAATACTTTAACAATGTAAATCACAGCGTTCAGATTATTTTTGCCAATATCTTCTACGAAGTTTGTAAGAAACTTGACGCCGATTATGATAACGTATATACTACCATTATCAAACGTGATTGTTTCAATCCAGCGTATCTGATGTGTAATGAAAATCTCAGAGGATTTGGTGGACACTGTTTGCCGAAAGACACATCAGCATGGGCAAGTCTAATGAACAAATTAGATTTAGATTACACAACAATTCAATCTGTGCTTTCTGATAATGAGAAGATAAAGAATGGCTAAAATTTTAGTGACTGGTGCAAGTGGTCTATTGGGAACTGAATTTTGCACTCAACTTAAAGATGCGGATAATTATGTTTGGGCGATTGATAATCACTCTCGCTCAAGCACGATTCCTCCGTGTGACGTTTGGGTGAGTCAGGATCTAAATGATCCTAGAACATTTGAGACATTGCCAACTGATTTTGATTACATCTATCATTATGGCGCAATCAACGGAACAACAAACTTCTACAAGTATCCAAATAAAGTTTTGACAAATAATTTTATTTGTGATATCAATGTGTTTAATTTTGCGAGTCAGTGCGAGAAATTAAAGAATCTCGTTTATGCATCTAGCAGCGAAATCGTTGCGGACGATCCAACCTCACCTGTTCCAGAGAATGCAGATGTCTTAATTAAGAACATTCATAATCCTCGATGGAGTTATCGGCTTGCAAAGATTACAAGCGAAAACTTTTTGACAAATAGCAACTTACCATGGTTGATCCTTCGATACTTTAATGTGTATGGAAAGAATAGTAAACAGGGTCACTTTCTCGGCGATCAAATCAATAAGATCCAGAATGGAACATTTAGTGTAATCGGAGCAAATGAGACGAGATCGTTTTGCTACGTTTCAGATGCAATTTCTGCCAGCATTCATGTTGCGCAAACTGTTTCGAAAGAAGTCATCAATATTGGTAATGATGCTGAAGTCAGAATTGGCGATGCTGTAAAGATTATTGCGAAACATCTTGGTTACCCAGATGCAGTATTTGAAGAGTTGCCGAGCGTCCAAGGTTCAGTGGCGAATAGAAGACCAGACATAAGCAAACTTCGAAAGTATATGCCAAGTTATAATCCGATATCCTTCGATGAAGGCGTGGAGAAAATTGTATGAGCCCATGTATTGCGACTATTTTCATGAAGAACATTGATCCTGTTTTATTGGATCATCAAAAAAGAGTTGTTGCTAAATTTAACAAATCGAATATTCCACACTATCACATATTGACTGAAGCACCTCCTGGTTATACCATGGATAAGTTAATTGATATGTTGGAAGAAAGAAGTCATGATGCAATCATGTTTCTTGATATTGATGCTGTGCCATTAAACGACAGTGTCATTGATCACTTTTTTGAGCAAGCATATGCTGGTAAGGTTATTGGATCTGCTCAAAGAAGCAATCATATCGAAAACAAACAACATGTCTTTGCTGCTCCACATAATGTCACATTTACAATTGAAACATATCGTAAGTGCAAGAATCCATCTTTCAATCCAAACTATCGTGGTGATGTTGCAGAAGAATTGACTTTTGCTGCTGAAGAGAATAATATTCCTGTAGAGATTCTAATGCCGTTGCGATATGATGCTCCACCAATTCGTATGGATTGGGAACCGAAAGATGCGCCACCTTATTGGGATCTTGCTGATGGTATGCCGAAGTATGGTATTGGCACAACATTTGGTACAGAAGGAAATGAAATGTTCTGGCATATGTACCAAAGTTTTTATCCAGGACAAAAAGAAAGATTTATTAAAAAATGTGAGGAAATTCTAAATGGCTAATCGTAGTGATTTTTTCAACGCTAAACTTCCACGTACTATGAAACGTGCTCTTGCTATGGCTGAGACTTATGGTTGGGTCAAAGATGCACATGAGCGTGGTGATCTTCGAAGATCAATGATTGCTGCTCACGCCAATCATGTTGGATTTAAGATGAAGCGTCACAATACTGAAAATCGCGACGCTGGTGATAGCGAATAATGAACTCGCTATCTGAATTCAAAGAATTCTTGATCAGTAAAGAAATTGAGATCAAAGAATTCAATGGGTGGTCGCTGAAAGTCGGTAAGGATACTTGGGTCATGGATCATGGTATTTTTTATAGAAATGGCGTGGCTCAAAGCCTAAAAGAAAAAGGTTTATTTGACAATTATAAAAGGAAGGTACAGAATGTCGAACATCAAAGCACTCAAACTCGTAAGTGGCGAGGAATTAGTAGTAGAAATTACAAATGAAGAAGGTGATCTTGTAACATTCAAGAATCCTGTTGCTTCCGTTTTGCAAAGATCGCAACAAAATGGTGGTGCTGCTCTTGGTTTTATGCCATGGATGCACGCTGCTGATGGTCCATTTACAGTACACAAAGACAAGATCATTTGTGTTGCAAATGTTGCCGAGGAAGTGAAAAACGGGTATAATCAAATCTTCGGGGCAGGAATTGTAGTGCCTCCAAAAGATTTAATCTTGGGGTGATATGTCCGATTTTTATACCAATGTCAGCGTCTCTGGTCGATTTATTCTTCTGAGAGGCGTTGAGAATGATAAGAGGGTCAGACGGAAGGTTGAATTCCGTCCGACCTTTTTTCTTTCCAGCCAAGAGAAATCGGAATACAAAACTCTTGCTGGTGAGAATGTAAAACCCATTCAGCCTGGAACAATTCCAGAGTGTCGTGAATTTTTAGAGAGGTACGAGAGTGTCGACAATTTTCCTATTTTTGGGAATAATCGCTATGAGTATGCTTATATTGCTGATGAGTATCCTGACGATATTCTTTGGGATGTCAGTAAAATACTTATTGCCTATCTTGATATCGAAGTTGGATCCGAAAATGGATTTCCTGAACCAAGAGATGCAAATGAAGCAATCACAGCAATCAGCATCAAAGTTAAGGGTAATTATTTTGTGTTTGGTTGTGGCGATTATGTCAAGCATCGTGACGACGTGCACTATGCAAAGTGTCGAGATGAGTCAGACCTCATACGACGCTTCCTCGACCTATGGAGCCGATGGCATCCAGATGTAGTCACTGGTTGGAACGTCGAGCAATTCGATATTCCATATCTTGCAAATCGTATCACCAAGATTCTTGGTGAGGATGAAGTCAAGAAACTCTCACCCTGGAATCGTATCAGTAAACGTGAAACGACGATGATGAATCGTCCAGTGCAGTTCTATGATATTTCTGGAATTGCGATTCTTGACTACATTCAACTCTATCGAAAGTTCACTTATTCTCAGCAAGAGTCTTATCGTCTTGATAACATTGCTCACGTTGAGTTGGGTGAAAAGAAATTAGATTATTCTGAGTTCGAAACTCTACATCAACTCTACAAACATGACTATCAAAAGTTCATTGAGTATAATATCAAGGACGTTGAACTTGTTGAGAAACTCGAAGATAAGATGAAGTTGATTGAGTTGGCTTTGACTCTTGCGTATGATAACAAAGTCAACTACGACGATGTGTTCACTCAAGTTCGTATGTGGGACGCGATTGTGTACAATTATCTTCTACGCAAGAAGATTGTAATCCCGCAAATGTCGCGCAGTACAAAGAGTTCTCAGTATGAAGGTGCGTATGTCAAAGATCCCATTTGCGGGATGCACGAATGGGTTGCGTCATTTGACTTGAATAGTCTGTATCCGCACTTGATCATGCAATATAACATCTCAATGGAAACTCTCGTTGAGCCAGCGAAGTATAATGACAACATGCGTGGGTTTATTGCTAACTGTAACATCAACGTTGATAATTTACTTCATCAAGAAGTTGACACAAACATTCTAAAAGATCTTGGCGTTACTGTAACGCCGAATGGTCAGTTGTTCCGTATTCAAGAGCAAGGTGTTCTGCCTGAGATTATGGATAGCATGTATAAAGATCGTACACGCTATAAGAAGTTGGCGATTGAAGCCAAAAAGAAAATCGAAACTGTTCTTGAAGATAAGAATCAGGTTCATTATCTTGAGAAACAAGTTGCACGATATAATAACCTGCAGTTAGCAAAGAAGGTTACTCTAAACTCTGCTTACGGTGCACTGGGTAATCAATACTTCCGCTTCTTTGATATTCGTATCGCTGAAGGCATCACGACAGCAGGTCAATTGTCTATTCGTTGGATTGAAAAGAAGATCAACGAATATATGAACAAACTTCTCAAGACTGAAGGTGAGGATTATGTCATTGCTTCGGATACTGACTCAATCTATTTGAACATGGGTCCATTGGTCAAGAAACTTTATCCTGATACTTCTGACACGAAGAAAGTCATCAAGTTCATGAATAAAGTTTGCGATGACAAGATTCAACCATTCATTGATGAGTCGTATGAAGAATTGAAGCAATATGTAAATGCATTTCAACAGCGCATGGAGATGAAGCGCGAGTCACTGGCTGACAAAGCAATCTGGACTGCCAAGAAGCGTTATATTCTAAACGTTCATGATAGCGAAGGCGTCGTATATGCCAAACCCAAACTTAAGATCATGGGGCTTGAAGCGGTTAAATCGTCTACGCCTTCGGCTTGTCGTACGAAGATTAAGGAAGCGATTAATATTGTCATGACGCAAACTGAGGATGATCTTCACAAGTTCATTGAGAAGTTTCGTTCAGAGTTTAAAACTCTACCTGTTGAAGATATTGCATTCCCAAGATCAGTGAATGGTCTGAAAGAATATGCTGATGCTGCAAACATCTTCAAGAAGGGCACACCAATTCATGTCAAGGGTGCTTTGGTTTACAACCACTTGTTGAGAGAAATGAAACTCAACAAACGCTATCAGGAAATTCAAGAGGGTGAGAAGATCAAGTTCATCTATTTGAAACAACCAAACATCTATAACAATAACACTCTTGCGTTCTTGTCAGGTATTCCGAAACAACTTGATGCCGAGCAATACATAGATTATGATCTTCAGTTTGAGAAATCATTTCTTGAGCCGCTGGACATTATTCTTTCTTCTATCAATTGGCAAACTGAAAAGGTTGAAAGTCTTGAGGACTTTTTCTCATGATTAGCGTTATCATTCCAACAATGTGGAAAGCAGAGCATTTAAAGAAAATGCTTCCTATGCTTAATAGTCATCCTTTAATTGGAGAAATCATTCTTATCGATAATGATATGTCAAAAACTGATCATGAATTGTTAAAGCAAATTTCCAAATTGGTTTATTGGACGTTTGATGAGGGTAACATTTTTGTGAATCCAGCATGGAATTTTGGCGCCAGTATCGCAAAGTACGATAAACTGTTTATTTTAAATGATGATTGTTTAATTAATTTGAAATGTTTGGAAAATATTTACAATTTTGTAACACCAAAAATCGGAATGCTTGGATATTCTTTCTTGAGTTATTGTACATATACGATCGATGCATTCGAAACTCTTTGTAGTTCTGGATTTGGCTCAGAAATTAGTTTCGAAATTATTGATCCAGGAAAATTCCCAGATCGTTCTGGGATGCCTCATCCATTTTTTGGTTCTGCATTTTTTATTCATAAAGATAATTATCACAATATTCCAAGTGATTTTAAAATTTATTATGGTGATCTTTTTAATTACATTCAGAATCTTAAGAATGGTTGTAACAACTATACTATTGAGGATGGATTGGTCATGTCTCAGTACTCTTCAACTGTTTCAACAATTTCGAAAGATTTGATCATCCAAGAAAGTAAAATTTTAAAAGATGTTTTTGCATCTCATGGATTAAAAAATATTCGATATTCTCTAAAGAATATGGATGATGAAGATAAAACTTGACAAAGAATACATTTTGGGGTATAATAGAAACATAAGCAATCGATTATGTTGCAATTACTTTTGTTCTTGATATTAAATATAGGATAAAAACAATGAGTCTACTCGAAAAGTTAAAGAAAAATACGACGATTAAAGACACCGCAATTCTTGCGAAGTCGAAATTCTTTGCCGCAAAGGATATGGTTCAAACCAGTATCCCTGTTGTGAACGTCGCATTCTCTGGTGATCTTGATGGTGGTTTCACTCCTGGACTCACGATGTGGGCTGGTCCATCGAAGCACTTCAAGACTGCATTCAGTCTCTTGATGGCAAAAGCATATCAAGACAAGTATCCTGATTCTGTTGTTCTGTTCTATGACTCAGAATTTGGCACTCCGCAAAACTATTTCACTTCGTTTGGTATTGATACCGATCGCGTTGTTCATACTCCAATCACGGACGTTGAGCAATTGAAGTTTGATATTATGCAACAGTTGACTCAGATTGAGCGTGGCGAGCGCGTGATGATCGTCATCGACTCAATTGGTAATCTGGCTTCAAAGAAAGAAGTTGAGGATGCGTTAGACGGTAAGTCAGTGGCTGACATGAGTCGCGCAAAGCAAATTAAATCCCTGTTCCGTATGGTGACCCCACACCTTACACTGAAGGACATTCCGATGGTGGTTGTAAATCATACCTATAAAGAGATAGGTCTGTATCCCAAGGATATTGTCGGTGGCGGAACAGGTTCCTATTACTCTGCTGATAATATTTACATTCTCGGTCGCCAACAGGAAAAAGATGGCACTGATCTAATCGGTTACAACTTTATTATCAACGTTGAGAAGTCTCGTTATGTTCGTGAAAAAGCAAAGATCCCTGTCACTGTTCGTTTCGATGGTGGCATTTCTAAGTACAGTGGTCTTCTTGACATGGCACTTGAGTCTGGTCATGTTACAAAGCCAAATGTAGGCTGGTATGCTAAAGTCAATACTGAAACTGGCGAGGTTGAATCCAAGAAATGGCGTTTGGCAGATACTGAATCACCAGAATTTTGGGATAGTATTTTGACAAGTGATTCGTTTAAAGAATGGGTTCGCAATAATTATCAATTCAGTTCTGCTGTTGCTGGTAATCTTTCAGTTGATGTAGAAGAGGCTGAAGATGATTGAGAATCTAATCGCCAAACTTGAGTTTTGGTACGTCAAAAAATTCTTTAAAGTTGACAAGCAATACACCTTCTTTGTGGATCTTAATGGTCCACCAGGAAGTTTTGCTATTAAATTCTTGGGCAAATATGAAGGTGTAATCGTAGAATTTACTGACGTCAAAGTGAGTGATGGTGGTTTATTGAATTTTGATTATGATGTTATCTCAAATGTAAACAATGTAAACGTCAAAAGCAAATCATTTGTGCGATTTACTTCTAACGTGATGCGTAGTATACTTCTGAATGCAATTGAAAATACAGTGAAGGAAGGCAATGAAAACGGAAACATTGATTTTGTCGAATCTGATGCGGAACGAGTCTTTCATGAGGAAGACCTTGCCCTTTCTGAAGAAAGAGTATCTGACAGAAAGTCACGAAAGAAAACTATTCGAGGAAATAAGAGAGTTCATTCTAAAGTATAACAGTCTGCCGCCAACAGCAGCACTGGAGATTAGTCTAAAAGAATCTACCAAACTCACAGAAGTTGAGTTAAATAAGTCGCTTGAACTGCTAAAGGAAATATCAAGTGACAAATCAGAACAAAAACTCGAATGGCTTCTTGACACTGCGGAAAAGTTTTGTCAAGAAAAAGCAATCTATAATGCAATCATGGATAGTATTCAGATCCTGGATGGCAAAGATCAAGCGAGGGGCAAAGGAAGCATTCCTACTCTTTTGTCTGATGCTTTGGGGGTTAGTTTCGATCCTCACATTGGTCACGACTTTTTGGATAGTTACGCTGATCGCTACGATTTTTATCATCGTATCGAAAAAAGAATTCCCTTCGATCTGGAGTATTTCAACAAGATCACTAAAGGAGGATTACCGCAAAAGACCCTTAACATTGCTCTTGCAGGTACTGGCGTCGGCAAGTCTCTGTTTATGTGCCATGTGGCTGCTTCTTGCCTAACTCAGAACTATAACGTCCTCTATATTACTCTTGAAATGGCTGAAGAGAAGATCGCTGAACGTATTGATGCGAATCTTCTCAATGTAACTCTTGATGATCTCATGAACATGCCGAAAGACATGTATGAGAAACGTATGAATAAACTCAAAACTTCCGTCAAGGGTAAGTTAATCATTAAGGAATATCCAACTGCTTCTGCGAATCCTGCTCACTTCCGAGCATTGATCAACGATCTGGCTCTCAAGAAAAACTTCCGTCCAGATATTATCTTTGTTGACTATCTAAATATTTGTGCATCTTCAAGAATTAAGGCAGGTGCGAATGTTAACTCGTACACATACATTAAAGCGATCGCTGAGGAACTTCGTGGACTCGCGGTTGAGAACGCCGTACCTATTTTTTCAGCTACTCAGACAACTCGCTCAGGATTTAGTAACTCTGATCCTGGGTTGGAAGACACTTCAGAGAGTTTTGGTCTCCCTGCTACTGCTGATTTCATGTTTGCTCTTGTTAGCACTGAAGAACTGCAGCAGTTAAATCAGATTCTCGTCAAGCAGTTGAAGAATCGTTATAATGATCCGAATCTTCACAAGAGATTCACGATTGGTATTGATCGAGCGAAGATGAAACTTTATGATCTTGAGCAGAAAGCACAAGATGCTGTAATGCAGGAAAACGAATCAAAGCCTGTTTTTGATCGTGGTCGAAGCACAGATAAGTTTAAGAATCTGAAAGTGTAATGCAACTCAAGAAAATAGAAAAAAAGGTCTATGCTCTTGCCGAAACTTGGGTCGGAGAGAAACATATTCCTTCTATGATTCGACAACTAAACAAAGCATTTAAATCTTACATTGTTTGTTTCTCATCAGAACGATTTGATGATGAATACTATCCCGATCATAATGTGATTGTCAACGGACATTACTGTGTGAGAATCTCGGATATAATTCCTGAGCACATTTACATTTGCCTAAACTTTCCTGAAGATTCAAAGAAAGCAATCATAACTGAAGAGGGTGCACGAAATCTAGCAATAAAAATTATTCGTGCGATTCATCATGAGTATCGCCACAAGCATCAACAAAAGCAACGTCCATTGCTGCTTCAAAAAGAATATAAGCCAAAACCAAAACAGAATAAGATGAAGGCTATGTATTATGGCAATCCAGACGAGTTAGATGCGCATGCATATGAAACACAGGCTGAGAAATTCGATATAAATAAACTTCGAAAGGCACATAAGATTGGTTGGAGAGAATGCGAAGCCATTTTTATGTATCGTAAGCACTTTCGAAAGCAAGATCCTAAAGTCTGGAAAAAGTTTTTAAAGAAAGTCTATAGACTTAATGCGAATTAAAGGTAACAATAATGGCAAACTTAAATAACTATGCTCGAAAAAAAGCAGAAGTGGATAAAGAAAAGGCTAAAATTCGCAAAGAAGCAGACGCATTAATTCAAAAAATTTATAGAGAATCTAAAAAGCCCCAAACAGACTATCAAGTGATTGCAAAAATCGTATCTGATCTTAAAATGAGACTTGATAAGATTGTAGATTAATTATTCTACAATTTGTAATTAATCTGGAGTGATATAATTATGAGAAAGGGGATTATTCTATCTGGTGGAATGGGCACTCGTCTTTACCCATGCACCGAAGTAACATCAAAACAACTTCTTCCTGTATATGATAAACCATTAGTTTATTATCCATTATCAACACTGATGATGGCTGGTATTCGCGATATTATGATCGTGAATTCACCAAATGATTCAGAAGCATTTAAACGTCTTTGTGGAGATGGTTCTCAATGGGGAATCAATATCTCATATTGCATTCAGAAAGAACCAAAAGGTATTGCTGAATGTTTTCGTATTTGTGAAAAGTGGATTGGAGAAGATGATGTTACTCTAATTCTTGGAGATAATATTTTCTACGGCAATGAATTGATCAATCGATTCAATTCAGCAACTTGGAATAATGTTGGCTGCACTCTGTTTGCATATCACGTGAGTGATCCTGAACGATTTGGTGTGGTTGAAGTTAATGAACATGGAGATATTATTGGGATTATTGAAAAACCAAAATATCCTCCAAGCAATTATGCAGTCACTGGACTTTACTTTTACGACAATAAAGTAGTAGACTATGCATGGCAGATCTCTCCTTCAGCAAGAGGTGAGTTAGAAATTACAGATATCAATAATTTGTATTTGAAGAATCATGATGTAAAGGTTGAGTATCTTAATCGTGGTATTGCTTGGATTGATACTGGCACATTCGAATCTCTTGCTGAGGCATCAACCTTCGTTGGTTCTGTTCAGCGTAGAACAGGAATGATGATTGCTTGCCCAGAAGAAATTGCATTTAAGAATGCGTGGATTACTGAGAATCAAGTTCGTGCATCAGCAGACAAATATCATAAATCAGATTATGGCAAGTATTTGAGCAAAATTTTGAATATTCATGAGTATAAGAAATGATAAAACCAACAAATAAAGTTGTTGTAGTCGGTGGTGGTAGTTCTGGCTGGATGTCAGCAGCTGCTCTTATACGCACATTTCCAGAAAAAGATATCGTTGTAATTGAAAGTCCAGACGTTCCAACTGTTGGTGTTGGTGAAAGCACATTAGGTCAATTTAAAACTTTCTGCAACTTCCTTGAAATTGAAGAAGAAGATTTCATGAAGTTCACTGATGCAAGTTATAAGATGAGCATCAAATTCACAAACTTCTTTGCAAATGACTCAAGCAGTTTTCATTATCCGTTCGGCATTCCATTCACAAAAAACACGCTAAATGGACTTGATGATTGGTTTGTAAAAAAGGCAATGTTTCCAGAAACTCCAATTTCTGATTTTGTCCATTGCTACTTTCCATCTGCTGCGTTGTTTGAAAGAAATAAATTCTCAGAAAATCTTGATGGCAAATTCGAAAGTTTCAATCCAAAAACTGATGTTGCTTATCACTTCGATGCAATTAAATTTGCTTTGTGGTTGAGAGATCGATATTGTAAACCACGTGGCGTTAAACATATTCAAGCAACAGTCACAGACATAAAAGTCGGTGAGAATGGAATTGAGAAACTTGTTTTAAATACTGGTGATGAGATTCGATCAGACTTGTTTATTGATTGCACAGGCTTTAGAAGTTTATTAATTGGTGATGCGCTTAAACAAGAATTTTTCTCATATGGTGATGTGCTTCCAAACAATCGTGCATGGGCGGCTCAGGTTCCATATAAAAATAAATCTATAGAACTCGAAGCATATACACATTGCACGGCGATTGAGAATGGATGGGTCTGGAATACTCCAGTTTGGACTCGTATTGGTACTGGATATGTTTACAGCGACAAATTTGTAGATCCAGAAACTGCTCTTGAAGAATTTAAACGTCATCTAATGAGTGACAAAATGGTTTGTCCTCGTACTAGAGAAGAAGTTGAAAGTCTCAAGTTCAGAGACATTTCAATGCGCGTTGGTGCATACAAAAACACATTTGTTAAAAACGTTGTTGCAATTGGTCTTTCTGCTGGATTTATTGAGCCATTAGAATCAAATGGATTGTTTACAGTTCATGAATTTCTTTATAATCTATTGAAACTATTACAGCGCCCAGCAATCACTCAATTGGATAAAGAGTTATATAATATACACACATTTAGAATGTGGAAGAGTTTTGCAGACTTTGTTGCGCTTCATTATGGATTTAGCACAAGAGATGATACCCCATATTGGAAAGCGAATTTAAATAGAAGTCATTGCAAAGACGGACCAGATATATTTCATGAGACGTTAATTAGATCTATGTTCAATACTCATTCAAATCCAGGAATGATTGATGGTATTAATTGGATTGCTGTTGGCATGCACCATTTCTTCTATGATAAAATCAATTTTGATAAGTCTATGATGAATGCAGAGAACATCGGTAAATATAAAAGAACCTTTAGAATTTTTGAAGATAAAAAAGAACGTTGGAGAAAATTTGCTGATGATGCTCCAAGTTTATATGAATATCAGAAACAAAAAATATATAATGAAGAGTGATTTATGAATATATTAGTTATTGGTCGAGGTTGGGTTGGTCATAAAATGTTCACTGAACTTGTTATTCGTGGGCATGTCGTTAAGTATGTGCCACATTCTTATAATATTGAGAAAGCTGGAATTCAACATGATTGGGTTGTCAATTGCGCTGGACTTACTGGCAAACCAAATGTTGATGCTTGCGAGAAAGAAAAGAGAAAAACATTTGAAGCAAATGCAATATTTCCAGTGTTGTTGTATGAACAATGCAAAAGGATGAATATTAAATTTGCTCACTTTTCGAGTGGATGCATTTACAAAGGAACTATTGATTCTGTAAATGCTGAACCAAACTATTTTGGCAGTACATACTCGATCAGCAAAGGCATTTCTGATAGTTACTTGATTGATAAAGCAGTTGTGTTTAGAATTCGAATGCCATTTACTAGTGCATACGAAGATAAAAATTTATTCACAAAGTTGACCAAATATGCTAATTCAGGTAAACTAGTAGAAGGTGGTCCAAATTCACTAACTGATTTGGATGAAGCAGTTTCTGTTGCGTGCGATATTATCGAACGCAATTTAGGTGTTGGTCCATACAATCTTGTAAATACAGGAACTGTCACAACGCATGAAATTGCTGAGATGTTGGGATTAGAATCGCAATGGTATACTTCTGAAGAATTTAAAGCAATAACTGCTGCTGACCGATCGAATTGTGTGATTCCAAGTTACTCAGGAATGAGCGACGTGAAAGAAGCATTAGCAAAAAGAATTGAAACATTTAGAGGATTATATGACTGGATCTGACGTGAAAACAATGATTGAAGAACTTGTTGCTGCTGTTGGTACGCCGAAGTATGCTTACAACTGCAAAGAATTCAATCCTGAAAAAGATACAATTTTTTATTCAGGTCCGTATTGGGATGAGAAAGAAATTATCGCTGGTGTCACTGCATTCTTGACAGGCAAGTGGCTTGTTTCTGGTGAGAACGTTGCCAAGTTTCAATGGGCATTCGGTCACAAGTTCAATGTCAAACACTGCCACATGGTCAACTCTGGTTCATCAGCCAATCTTACCATGGTTGCTGCTCTCAAGAAACGTCTTGGTTGGAAAGATGGTGATCAAGTTATCGTGTCACCAGTTGGCTTCCCAACTACAATTGCTCCATTGGTTCAAAACGGATTGACTCCTGTATTCGTTGATATTGAAATGGATACACTTAATTTTAATCTTGATCATGTTGAGAAGTGGATTACTGATAAGACTGTTGCTGTTTTCGTTTCGCCTGTCCTTGGCAATCCACCAGACATGGATCGCATTGCTCGACTCTGCGCAGAAAACGACATATATTTGATTGGTGATAACTGCGATTCACTTGGCACAAAGTGGAATGGTAGATTATTGACAGACTATTATTATTCATGGACCACTTCTTTTTATCCAGCGCATCACATGTCGACTGGAGAGGGTGGAATGGTGTGCTCAAATGACGAAGAACTTATTAATACAGCGCGTTCAATTAGTTGGTGGGGTCGTGATTGCCGTTGCGTCGGTGCTGCTAATCTATTGGCTTGCGGGACATGCGGTAATCGCTTTGATAAATGGCTTGAAGGCTATAATGGGATAATTGATCACAAGTATCTCTTCTCAAATATGGGATACAATCTCAAGCCACTTGATCTTCAAGGTGCAATTGGCATTGAGCAGTTGAAGAAGATTGATGACATTGACGTGAAGCGTCGTGCCAATTTTAGTCGCATTAAGAATCTATTTGAAAAGTATGTTCCTGGTGTTCGTGTTGCTTCTGCTCTCGATAAAGCAGATCCTTCTTGGTTCGGTGTTCCATTAATTACAGATACACCTGAACTCAAAGAAAAACTCCAGGCATACTGCGAAGCAAATAGAATTCAAACTCGTAACTACTTTGCTGGAAATATTCTATTGCATCCTGGTTACAAGCATCTTGATGATGCTTCGAAGTATTCGAATGCAAACAAGGCGTTGAGCAATGTATTTTTCGTCGGTTGCCCACCACATTATGGCGAAGAAGTTTTTGCTTATTATGAGAGTGTAATCTCAAAATGGCATTCGTAAATGTTTTCGGAGGATACGGATTTGTCGGAAGCGAGTATTGTAAAATCTCGAAGAATGGGCTCATCATTAACTATCGAGACAATTACGAAGTACGCAGTGCGGAGTGTGTTTACTTTATTAGCACTGTTGACAATTATAATGTACACTTCGATAACCTATTGGATATTAATACTAACCTCGTTGTCTTGATGAAGGTTCTGGATAGTTATCGCAAATATATACAGAGAACTGGTGAGAAAGGTTGTTTTAATTTCATTAGTTCCTGGTTTGTGTATGGCAAAGATTCTGGATTCGGTGCAGGTTCTTGTGGAATCTCGGAGACTGAGTCTTGTGATCCAAAAGGATTTTATTCAATCACAAAGCGTTGCGCAGAACAATTGCTTATTTCTTATTGCGAAACGTTCAATCTAAACTATCGTATCTTGAGGTTGGCAAATGTTCTTGGAAAAGATGATAAAAAAGTTTCCTCAAAGAAGAATGCACTCCAGTATCTACTCGGAGAACTCAAAGCAAACCGCCCAGTCGACCTCTACGACTCTGGTTATTTTTATCGCGATTATATTGACGTTAGGGATTGTGCTCGTGCTATCGACCTTTGTGTTCGATCTGGGCAACAAAATAGCATCTATAATATCGGCAACGGTAAGGGTGTAATCTTTAGAGACATTGTTCGTTATGCTAGAGACGCAATGGACTCTGGATCTAAAATTAATACGATAGAACAGAAAGAGTTTCACAAGAAAGTTCAATCCTCTCGCTCTTTCTTTATGGATAATACGAAGTTAATGGCTCTCGGATATCGCCCTGCATATACGATCAATCAAACGATCGATGACATTATACACGACACATTAACTGATAAAAATAACTAAATATACTATAATCCCACAGTGTGGAGAGAGTATGTTTAGTTTTAAAGACTATATTCCATTATTAACAGAAGAAAAGAAACCTGCTCGCGGAATCTTACATCTTCCGCACCCTTCTGAATCAGCATTCCACAATCGTCGTGGAGCAGTAGGATCAACTCTCTCTAAAATTCAAAATGTGATCAATGGAAAGGCTCCGTTGACTCGAAAGATCGACGATCGCATGTCATTCCAGGCTATTCGCGATGAGCAAGGTAGAATCGGAGTTAAGTATAAAGGTCAAGGTGCAACCTATAACTTCTCTCCAGAAGATATTAAAAAGCAACACAGCGAAAAGCCATATATCGCTGGTCCACTTCTAAATCTCCATAAACATATTCATAAAATTCTTCCAGAAGGTCCAGGAGAATATCAAGGTGGATATTTAAGTTCTTTGAATGATCGCACTGAAGAGGATGGTAAGATTGGGCACAAACCAAATACTATTCGCTATTCTGTAGATAAAAACTCTACAGAAGGTAAAAAATTGGCTAAAGCCCCAATCAGCGTTGTCGTCCATTCTCGAATTGATGCAAGCGGAAAGGCATCTCCGCTAGAGGCTGGTGCACTAAAAGAACATCCAGATGTTCACGTGATGAGTCATGTTGTAAGTGATGAAGAAAGAAAAATTCCAGCTGCATCAAAGAGAAAAGCACTCGAACATATTGCAGCTGCAAAGAAACTCGCAAAAGATCAATCAACGAATCATCACGAAGGTCATGAAGAAACCCTATTGCGTTATGCAAACTCAACAGTTGATACTGGCGAGAAGCCAAGCGCAAAAGGTTACACAAAGTTCTTACAACAATATCATCAAAAGAAAATTGACAAAGTTAAGACTGATAAAGCGAAGGCTCAGAAAACTGAGACTATGAGAGCTGCAATTAATCATGTAAATGACAATCTTGATAAGTTTGATAAGACCTTCGAAATTCACCATCACATTCATCAAGCAACACAAGCAGTTGCAAATACTCTCTCAAAAACAGCACATGGTGGTTATTCTCATCACATTGATGGTCAAGAAGCTGCTGGTGAAGGTTTTGTTTCTGGAGGAATGAAGTTTGTTCCTCGAGCATTTACTGAAGCAAATCGTAAACGTTCAGCAGAATTTAAAGCAGCAAAAGAGCAAAAGAGCGTACTATGAGTAAGGCAACATTTACATTTGGTAGATTTAATCCTCCAACTGAAGAAGGTCATGGCAAATTGGTCAGTGCTGTTATTGATCATGCTGAGAAAACTGGAGGAAAACACTATGTGTTTCCATCGCACTCTCAAGATAAAAAGAAAAATCCATTGACTCATGGTGATAAAGTTCATGCGATGAATCGCTTGTTCCCAAATGCAAATGTTGTTGCTCATAATAAAGTTCGCACTGCAATTGATGCAATGAAGCATTTAGAGAAGCAAGGTCATAAAGAAGTTACCATGGTTGTTGGTTCTGATCGTGTTGATAATTTCCACTCTCTACTCAATAAATATAGAACCAAAGAATATCCAGGAATCAAAAAAGTAAACGTAGTTTCAGCAGGCAATCGTGATCCAGATGCAGAAGGAGAAGAAGGCGAATCTGCTTCTAAACATCGAGCATTGGTAGCTGCTGGAAAAAGAGACGAATTTATTTCAAAATACAGCGATCCAAAATTGGGCGCACATATACATGATAAGGTAAAAGCAGGTATGCAAATGGAATCAGTTTCACCAGTTGGTATTTTCTTACTTGGCGGTCCAGGAAGTGGAAAAGATTATGTTTTGAAGAATATTTTTTCACGTTTTGACTTGATCGAAGTTCAAGCAGATCAAATTTTAAATGGTGCTGCTTCAGAATTACTCGAGCAAAACGTTAACATCGTAATTAATGGTGTTTCTGATTCAAATAAGATTGCAGATATTCAAACTTTCCTTGAGGGATATACTTTTGATTTTGTTCATGTTTCTGTTACAAATAAAGTTTCACGTATGCGCAATGAACAACGTGAACAACCACTCGTAGAAACAAAACGCATTGATAAATTCCTCAAAGCAGAAAAACTTGCTGAAGAAACTGGTGCATTCGTTTTCAACAATTCAATCAATCTCAATGAATCATCAGAGATGGAAAGAGTATTCTTCGGTTCACAAATCGAAAGACTCTTAGAGAGAGTGGTCAATTTGGGTCTCGAAATGAAAGCAAATCCAGAACCAAAAGCATTTACAGTGATCAAGGAAAAGTATTTCCCACCAGTAGCAAAGCACAAGTCAGGATTGCCAAAGAAGTATGTTGGTAAACTTTCAGACACAACCGCTGCTGCTCGTAAGGCTCATTGGAAAAAGATGGGCAAGTTATCAGATAGCGATCCAAGAGCGTATGAGCCAGCTCCTGGTGATGCAACATCAAAAACGAAACCAAGCAAACATACAATTGCTGTTCGTAAGATGATGGGTGAACAAATTGAAGGCGATCTGAAGAAGCCACATACTGTTGAAAACATTGCGAAAAAGCACGACGTAACTGTTGATGTAATTAACAAAGCATTAGAGCATGGCATCAAAGTTGAGATGGAGCACACAAAAGATAAAGAAACTGCTCAAACAATCGCATTAGCACATCTTTGGGAAAAACCAGATTACTATAAATTGTTAGCGAAAATGGAGCAGGTTCAACCACCTGTTGATCATGTTGCTGCTGAAAAGAAAATGGAACGCGAAAGAAGAATTCGCGACACTCGAGTTTTAACTCATCAAAATCGCCACATCCATCAAGCAGCAATGGGTGAAGCCATTCGTCGTGTTCCACGCAGCGGAAATATTACGGCAGTAAATCAAAAAAGAGATTTAAACGATGCTGAAAGAGCAGCATTTGAAAAAGCCAAGAATGCAATTGCAACATCAAAAGTTCAAGAAGAAGTAATTGATGAAGGCGCAGCAGATACTTCATTGGCAGCAAAAGCCAAAAAGTCTGGCATCTCACTTGGAAAACTTCGTAAAGTGTATAATCGTGGGGTGGCTGCTTGGAATTCTGGACATCGTCCAGGAACAACACCACAACAGTGGGGTCATGCTCGTGTAAATTCTTACATCAATAAGGGTAAGACATATTATACAGCAGATAAAGATTTGCGTGAAGATACAGATATTAATGATCTATTTGAAATGCAACTAGTGGGCACGGACGAATACCGAAAGCATGCTATTGCTATGACACCAGGACAAGGAGAAATTGAAGATGCTTTCCCAGTTAAGAGCCCAAATAAGAAACCTGTGGCAGTTCCTGCAAAGAAAGGCGAATCAATCGTCTCTCAATATACAGAGCACACAAATTGCGGAACGCCAGATTGCTGCGGAGAATGCTCTTCGAATGATGAGAATAGAGGAACAAATGAATCAAGTGTTCCAAGATCTTTCAGAGCAATCAGAGAAGCGTCCAAGAAAGAAGAAATAGATCCAACGCCAACTTTGAATACAAAAAGAAAGAAATCTACAAATAATCCACAAACATATAATTCAACTCTTGGTGGATTGATGGTTTCTCCAAAACATTCAATGTTCGAGGCTGACGCAGAAAAGAAGAAAGATTTCATGCCAACACCTCGTCAAGTACCACCACCTCCAGGCGGTCATCCAGTTCCAAAAGGATACAAAAGAGTTAGAGATAATATTGCTGGATGGAAATTGGTCAAAGAAGAAGGCGAACCAGAATTAACATTAGAAGAAGCAGTATCATATCACCTCGAAAATAAAATCTCTTTCACTGAGAATGTTTTCCGTCCAGGATCAGATATGTTCTTTGAAATGATTAGCGAAGCCAAGCGTCTTTATTCTGAAGGTAGATATGAACCGAAAGACGAATGGGAAAAAGATATGTTGGATTCAAACATCGGCGAAATTGCTGAATTTGAAGGTCAACAAGTTGTTCTTGATTATCCTATCGAAGAAGGTCTTGAAGAATGCTGGTCTGGTTACACACAAAAAGGAATGAAGAAAAAGGGTGATAAGATGGTCCCTAACTGTGTTCCTATGAATGAAGAAGATAAAACCAACGGTAAAGGTATCGGCAAGCCATGGCAAGAAGGTGGTGGTGGAGCCGTTTACGTTAAGGTTGGTGACAGCGTCCGCAAGATCAGTTTTAGCAAATCTGGAATGAAGAAAAGGTATATGGATCCAGCAGCTACAAGATCATTTGTCGCTCGTCATCGTTGCTTAACAAATAAAGATAAGACCAGTGCATCCTACTGGGCATGTCGTTGGCCACGTTTCTTCAGTAATTCTGGAAAGATATGGTGGTAAATGGTTGATAAGCCATACATTGACGAAAAACTAAATACTTGGACGTTCTTGCGCACATTTAAGCATGACGTTTTAACTGAAGAATTAGTATGGCATCGCGATGAAAGAGGCAGATATATTGAGGTTTTAGAAGGTATTGGTTGGGAAATACAATTTGATGATCGATTGCCAAGAAAATTAATTAAGGGTGATCACTTTTTTATACCTGCCAAAACCTTTCACAGAATTAAACGTGGAACGACAGACTTAAAGTTAAAAATTGAGGAATTTGATGAAATATCATAATCTAGTTGAACAAGCAGAGACGATGATCAATGAGCAAGCAGAACCTGCTCTTATTGATGCACTCACAAACGTTTTCGCAGATGCCTTTGTTTTTTACTTTAAGGCTCACTCTTTTCATTGGAATGTAATTGGAAAAGATTTTCCTCAATATCATAAGTTCTTCGGTAAAATCTATGAAGGTGTTTTCAGCAATATGGATAAACTCGCTGAGGAGATTCGCGCTTTAAATGCACCAGCTCCGATGAATCTTGCAACATTAATTGCAAATTCTAAGATTATGGAAAATAAAGATACATTAACTGCAACAGAAATGGTTGCTGCTCTTACAGCAGATAATACAAAAATTCTTGCTGGTCTTTTAGCATGCGCAAAAATGGCAGAAGCCGCAGATGAAATTGGACTTAACGACTTTCTCACTCAACTCTATGACGAGCACAAGAAATTGGCTTGGATGTTGTCATCAACTCTAAAGGTTCTATAAATGTCAGAAGCAGCATGGAATAAAGCATTTACTCAGGGTTCTACCGAACTCAAAAATCGCTTAAAGAAAGTTCACGCAAATAATCCAAAGTTTCAATCTTGGTTAAAATCTAGTGGACATGGCGCTGGAGCCAGTGTAAAACAAGCATCAAAAGAAATCAAACCATCTGAAAGAGTGAAAGCACTTCAAACTAAAAGTTTGAAAGCATACGGTGCTACAAAGGGGTTGAAAGTTGGCGGTGAGCATGGTAGCGGAGAAATGAAAGATACAATCGCTCCATTGACTCGCGATCAACATTCTAAAGTTCAGGCTGCTGCGCGTGCTGCTAAAACCGCTGAGAAACCAGCCGCTGCACCAAAAAAACTATTAACAAAAGATCAAAGAATGTCTGCAATTGCTGCTGCTGTTCGTAAAGCGCAAACAAAACACGATGTTCCTACAATGGAACCAGATGATGAAGGTCATGATGATCTAAGAGATCTTCATCAGTCATTGCATATTCGTAAAGGATATAACGAAGAGGCATCTCCAATGATCAAGCCACCTACAAATAGATTTGATAAAAAATCTGATGCCTTTGCTCACGCAGAGAAACATGGCGGTAAGGTATACAAACAAACATATACTGATTCTAAGGGTCAACAAACAGTATCATATTCTGTTAAAAAAGAAGAAGTTGAACTTGAAGAAGGTAGAATGAAAGATATCGTCACCGATCGTCAAGAAAAAGAAAGATTAAAGGCTCAAGATGTATTGGGCGGTCCAGTCAAAACAAGAACAGGAAATGAACCAAAAGGTACGCTTCCACTCGGATTTCGCCAAGCGCGCAATATTGCTCGCAAGGCAATGAAAGCAGGCAAAACAGTCACAGAATCTACCACAGAGGTAAACGAAATGTCATCACATGGTAAAAAACTCGCCAAAATGATCATGGCAAAACAATCAAAGCATCCAATTGCTCAAATGATGGGCGAAGCTGGGGACGAACCAAGACATACAGCCGATGCTGGTGAGTATGATTACGAGGGTGACATGGCAAAGTCTCAATTGCGTAGCATTATGACCAACGCAAAGCGTTTGCACGATATGCTCGAAGATCAAACAAATCTTCCTGAGTGGGTTCAAAGCAAGATCACTCTTGCTGAAGACTATGTTCTCACTGCTGCCAACTATATGGAAGGCGAGATGAACGAAGGGTACGGTGGAAAATTTCCTAAACAATGGCAAAAAGAAATGGAAAAGATTCCATCCACATCAACCGTGGTGCATAAAGATAAAACAGTTGTCACCACTAAAAAAGATGGTAAAGTTGTTGACGTAAAGACAACTAAAAACGAAGAAGTCGAGCAAGTAGATGAGAAAATCAATCTCGTCAAAGCCAAGATGGGCGATGTAATCAAGGACTTCCAGAAGTCTGATGCTCCACAATTTAAAGGTAAGAGCATGGAAAAGCGTCGTGAGATGGCAATTGCTGCTAAACTCGGCGCAGAACGCGAAGTTAAGGAAGAAGTCGAGCAGATTGAAGAGAAGTATATGGGCTTCAAGGCTGTAATGGCTGCTGCAAAGAAAGGCGGTGCTCGTAATCCTGCTGCTGTTGCTGCATCAATCGGTCGTGAGAAGTATGGTAAAGAAAAGTTCCAATCCATGGCTGCTAAAGGTAAGAGAGCCGCAAACGAAGAAACAGAAATTGTTGCTGAAGCAGAAGGTTCTGTTCCAGAAACTCCAAAAGAAAAGGAACTCGCCAAACATCACGGCGATCCAAAGAGAATCACATACGGTGATGTAATCAAGGCTCGCTTAAAGTCAGCCGCTGCAAAGAAGATGGGTAAATAACATGAAGTATCAAGTACAAATCTCATATACAAATCCTTCACACGAGCACGTAACATTACGTCGTCGCGTTGAAAGCGTAACTCGTCTTGTTGAGGCATCAAACGAAAACGAAGCCCTCAATCGCGCAGCAAATCAACAGCGTGCTCTTGGGTTCATGATCAAAGAAGCAAAGGTGTTACAAAAACATGCACAAGTTTCTCTTGATCCAGAAAAAGAAACCAAGAAAAAGAAAATTGTTGGCAACGACAATGAAACCACAGACGTTGGTGCTGCTGGTGTGAAAGAAGAGAAAGGTGGAACTGAATCATATCCACTTCTTAAGAAAGGTGAGAAACTCAAGCCAATGAAGTTGAAGATGGAAGAGGGTTTTGATACCGATCCAAAAGATATCGCTGCATACTTGGTCGATCGTCATGGCAAGGGTAAGGTTACAATGGATCACATTGAAGCCTACGAAAGACGTCGCGATTCACACAGACCAATCGAAAAGCATGAAGTCATGAAGTTTGTCAAGAAGATGAGCGAAGAAGTCGAGCAGATTGATGAACTCAAAAAATCAACACTGGCTTCTTATGTTAACAAAGCAGCAAATCAAGTGCGCGCAAAGTCGGGAATTGCTGCCAGTTTTGAAACACAAGGCGCAAGAAAAAGAAATCCTGAAAATAAATCAGCATATATGGATGTAGCAAAAGATTTTAGACAAGGTGCTAAAAAACGTCTTACTGGTATTGAAAAAGCAACTGCTAAACTAGCCAAAGAAGAAATCGAACTCGATGAAGCCAAAGACGTAACCAAAGATCTTCGCACTTCAATGAAGGCAATGGATCTTCGCCATGGCGTTGATGCGGATAAGCGCGTTGCTGGTTACAAAATGTCACCAGCTGTTCGTGCTGCTCAAAAAAAATCTGATGAACTTTCAAAGGTAGAGAAGAAACCACAGGCTGGAACACTCGCTGCTCAGAAGTCTCGTAAGGCTGCAGAGAAAATGGTAAATAAGGCAAAGACCGTCGCAAATAAAATTAATGTGGCTCCAGCACTTGAAATGGGTAAACCAAATGCTTAAATTTAGCGAATTTTTAAAAGAAGAAAATGAAGATGTGATCGATACTGATGTTCGTCATCTAGAAGAAAATCTAGATGCATTGAATGCAGAACTCGACACTCTTACCACAAAACCATATCAAAACGCCCCTTTAATGCTCGCTCAATTGCGTGGAGTATTAGAGCGTTATGGTATTAATCTTCCACAACAAGCAACGCCAAACTTCTTGAATCTATCCGCAGAGTTGGTTTATACTCTTGGTGATTCAGGAAAGTTTTTATATATCGTTTATGATACAAACGATGATGCTTATGTTGATGGTTATGCTCAAGTTGTTGATGGCGAAGAACTATCAATGCTTGCAAGTTCTGATGTTTTAAACACTGATCGCAATTTAATTGCAGTTCGTCATTCAGATTGGTATCGTAAGAGAGATGACGATTCAGGTGACGATAGCGAATATTAATTTATGTTTGATGATTTAAATGAAGAAAATATATTATTGTATGCAGCAAAAAGTTATGAAAAACCAAACTGCATTCATAGCGAATTTGAAGAAGATTATAAGCGCATCAGGTACATCAAGCGATTATTGCAAAGATATCGTTTAACTGGAAAAATAAAAGAGCGATTAATACTAAATCATATTGTTATTGTACAAAATGTTTTTGGAATTGAAGCCAGTACGAGAATGTTATTCTTTAGAATTGACTGGAGAGACTGGAGCGCATTAAAAACATTTTTAATTTATACTTCTGCAATGCCAAATATTGTGAGAGGCATAAGAAGCAAAGATATAATTTCGAGTGATATACCAATCGACGAATATATTGTAAGTATATTGAGAGGCGTTTAATACTAGACATACTGATTATAAACTAAAATCAAGTATGAGTCAAATATTGGGGACGGATATGTTAAATTTTAAAACATTTATTGTAGAAAATTTCTTGGTAGAGGGTAGAGGCGAAGAAACTGCTCACGGTGGATTTGCCAATGAACACTTTACTGTCAATCATATTAACGAATATGTCAAACATGTCAGTTCTGGCGGTTCTCATGAAAGCGGATTGAAGAAAATTAAAGGTGCCAAATTTGACAAAGGCGCATATAAAAGTGGACACCCAATTAAAAACGCAATTGATGCGATTGGACATAAGCAAGTAGAATCCATTCACGAAGATTCTAAAGACACTGCGCATGCAATCATTAATCATCTCAGAGATAATTATGGATCAAATGTGACAAACTCTCATCATGTTGGTAAAGTCGGTGCTGCTGGTGTAGAAGAAGTTAAGAAATTGACTGGTAAGGCTTCAAATGCTGACGTAGTTCTTTCTACAAAACATCCAAAGAAAGGGGCAGGTCATGCTCTTGCTCACTTGGAGCATGTTGGTGCTTCTTTAAAATACTCAAAGAGTGAAAAAGAAGGTAGTATTAAAATTCACTCACCTAGCATCTCAAATATGGCTAAGATAGTTGATGATCATCATGAACAGATGCATCAAAAATCTGCAGGTGTTTTAAAAGGCGTTGAAGATGCAGTTAAGAAGGGTGTTGAAGAGCAAAGAAATATTGTAAAGAAACACGCAAAAACATTAGAAACTCATTTCAAAAGCAAAGAGTTTTTACAGAATAAAGATAAAAAGCACGTTAAGAAATATCTTGGCAAAGTTGGATCTGCAGAAGATTATAAAAGCGGCAATTTAAATAAGGCTGGCATCAGTTATATCAATAAGAATGAAAAGATGAAGCCAATTTATGATGAGATGAAAGCAGCAAATTTAAAAATGAAACAAAACGTTGCTGGACATCTTCACAGAGGAATTGCTGCTGTTTTAGATCATAAATCAAAAAATCCTAATCATGCTAAGATCAAAGAATCATTAACACGTTCTATTGGAAACGTTCATTCACCAGAAAAGTCTGGATCTCTTCCAACATTCTTAGTTTCTACTGATCGCAGTAGAGGTGTGAAGATTCATGATATTACAAATCACTTTGCAAAACATTTTAGTGGAGCAGACCCGCATAAACATTCTTTCACTAAAGGATCTTCAACTTTTAGAGTTGGTCCAACAAATATTGCTATTGACGCAAGACCATCAACTAGTGCAAGAGCTCCATTAAATAATCCAGTTAATGTTTCAATTTCTGCAGCAGATCTTAAGAAAAAATGAAATCATTTAAAGAATTCATAAAAGAAGATGCACCAGCAAATGCAATGGGCGCAGCAGGAATCAGTAGCGCAGGCACCGCTGTAAATGTTGGAATTGCAGGATTTGATCCTGTGATGGGGAAAATGCTTCGCCGAAAGAAACCAGCAATGTTTGGTGGAAAAAGAGTTTTTAAAGTTCCTTCTGATCGTTATCAAAAAGCATTACAAGGAAAAAAGAAATTTAAACATTATTCAAGTTATGTGGGACGCGATGAACTTGGTGAAGAAATTCAATCATATATTCGCGAAAATCCAGAAGCTCCAGTGATTCTTGAAGATGAAGTGACAGGAGCAATGTTGTTCTTAAAATACGGAAAGAGGTAAACAATGAAAGCAGTAATTTTTGCTGTAACTGCTTTATTATTAGTTGGATGTGAGGATACATATAGATATCCATGTCAAGATCCTGCAAATAAGGATAAGGCAGAATGCAATCTTCCAGCATGTGAAGCCGATGGATTTTGCTACGATAAATTGAATGGCTTACAACAAGAAACTGTTGTGATTGAAGAACAACAACCTTGCAATAGTGAAACGACTGAAACAACTAGTGAAGAAATAGGAGAATAATTATGTTTAAGGGTCCACGTTATACTGAAACTGAATTGATGGCTCGATTGAAATTTACGGTCGGTCTATCATTGGCATTTACATTGACAGGAATTGTGTTTGTAGTTCTCTACTCACTTATCTTTGTTACACAGCCAATGCAACAATCACCAAACGACGCAAAGTTTTTTGAGTTGATTACGCCAATTGCTACTTTCTTAACTGGTATTCTTTCAGGTATTATGTTGGGTAAGAACGAAAAAGAAAATGCTCCCCCAACAGCACCTACACCAGAAGCAACAAAACCAGAAGATTTATTGCCAGAACCTGTAAAGGAAATGGTTGAAGAAGTACAAGATCATATTGCTTGAGGTGGGTCATGAGTTTAAAAGCACTTCAACAAAAGATCGGAGTGACGGCTGACGGTGCGTGGGGTCCAGGAACTCTACGTGCTGCTGCTGCATTCTACAAATTATCACCTGCTAGAGCAGCGCACTTCTTTGGTCAAACTTCTCACGAAACTGGTGGATTCAAAGCATTTAGCGAGAATCTAAATTATGGTGCCAAAGGTTTGATGGGAATATTCAAAAAGTATTTTCCAGATGCTGCGACTGCTGCCAAATATGAAAGAAAACCAGAAGCCATTGCAAATCGTGTGTATGCAAATCGCATGGGCAATGGTCCAGAAAGTTCAGGTGATGGTTGGAAGTATCGCGGTCGTGGTGCATTACAATTAACAGGCAAATCTAATTACGAAGCGTTTGCGAAATACTGCAATCGCCCAGATGTGATGACAAATCCTGATTTGGTTGCAGGTGAACTTGCATTCGAATCAGCAATGTTCTTTTTCGAACGAAACAAACTTTGGAGCATTTGCGATCAAGGAGTGACTGATGCTGCGATATTATCCATTAGTAAGAAAGTTAATGGTGGCACACACGGCTTGGAAGATCGCAAGAATAAGACGAAAACGTACTTCGCGCAGTTAAGTGCTCCTGCTGGTGCTGCTCCGAAAGTTGTGACACCAACAGCATCAAAGGGCATTGTTGTTCCACCTCCTGCGCAACTAGCCGCAGCAGCAAAACCAGCAGCAATCACTTCAGTTAAACCAGATATGCAGCTGACGGAACATTTTAATCTTAAAGAGTTTACCAAATCAGAAACTGCAACTCGCAAAAGAATTGATAATACTCCAAATGCAGCACACGCAGAGAATTTAAAGAATGTATGTGAAAAAATACTTGAGCCTGTTCGCCGTCATTTCGGTAAGCCTGTGCGCATCAATAGTGGGTATCGTGGACCAGCACTTAATGCTGCCGTTGGCGGTTCTAGTAAGTCTCAGCATTGCAATGGCGAAGCGGTAGATTTTGAAATCGACGGACTTCCAAATCCAGATCTTGCCAAATGGGTTGCAGAAAACTGCGAGTTTGATCAAATCATTCTTGAATTCTATGATCCAAAAGAAGGACCAAATAGCGGTTGGGTGCATGCGTCAGTTAAAAGAGACGGAAGCAATCGTAAACAAAAGATGACTGCGGTTACAGTCAACGGAAAAACAGTGTATAAGCCAGGATTTGTTGTATGATAGAAAATTATATTAATCGTGTTGCAATGGCAATTGATAATGCAATGAACGATGTTACTAAATTGCCACAATCTGTGTTTACCATTCCTGGTATGTCATCAAGAGAAAATCGAATATTATTAAATGAATTGATTAAAGAAGATGATAAATACCTAGAAATAGGAGTACATAAAGGTTCTACTTTTGTTTCTGCGATGTATAATAATAACGCAACTGCTGTTGCAATTGACAATTTCTCGCAGTTTGGAAATTATGAGGAAAATAAAAGATGGTTTGATCAGTCTTGTAATGAACATAATATATCTAATTTTACCTTTATTAATGCAGACTGTTTTAATTTAAGTGAAGAGCAGAAAGAAATTGTTAAAGGAACAAATGTATATTTTTATGATGGAGATCACAGGGCTGAAGATCAAGAAAACGCATTAACATATTATCTTGATTTACTTACAAATCAATTTATTTTTATTGTCGACGATTGGAATCATGAGCCTGCAAAAAATGGAACACAAATTGGATTAAATAAATGTGGTCTTAAAGTACATAAAGAGTGGATATTAACAAATCACACTACTTCGAAAAATTGGCATAATGGATTATACGTTGCGGTTTTAGAGAAAACATAAGAGAAATAAATGTCAGCATTAACAAATAACAAATATAATCTAGAAATGTGGCAGGGTGCCACATTTTCAATGACCGTTACTGTCAAAGATGCCAACGCAAACGTCCAGAATTTATCTGGATATACTGCGAGAATGCAAATTCGCACAAGTTATGGTGCAGGATCAGCAACTGAATCACTCACTACTTCTAATGGTGAAATCACCATCACTGCAGCAGAGGGCAACGTTGCACTAGAACTCGCAGCAACAAGAACTGCGAATATTCCTGTTGATTTAAACAGTGATGGAAAGCCACCAAAGACGGTTTATGTTTATGATTTAGAATTGGTTGATGGTAATGGTAAAGTTTCAAAACTTCTTTATGGCGATGTGAATGTTTATGCTGAGGTCACTCGCTAATGTCAGATTATGTAGTTGTAACATCTACAAGTAACACAGTAACCGTAGTAAATCAACCAACTAATATCGTTGTTGGTGATTCAGCAATGCGTGGCGCTCCTGGACCATCAGGTCCGCAAGGAGCACTAACTCCATGGGCAATCAAAACTTCAAATTATACAGCAATTAATGGTGATCGATTAATTGCAAATACAACTACTGGCGCAGGTTCATTTACAATCACATTACCAGCATCTCCAGTTAGTGGAGATTATGTTGTTATTTCTGATGGTGGAAATTGGGGTGCAAATAATTTAACTGTTGCGCGCAATGGATCTACAATTGAAGGTGTTGCTGACGACATTCTTTTAAACTTGAAAGGCGTCACTGTAGAATTTATCTACAATCAAACAACTTGGGAAGTTACAGCAACAACAGGTGCACGTGGTCCATCTGGTGCAACTCAAAACTTACAATCAATTAGTGGTCATGTGATTCCATCAGAAGCAATCACATATGATCTTGGTTCTGCTGAGAAACCATGGCGTGATTTGTATTTAAGTGAAGATACAATTTATTTCAACTCCAGAGGTATCGGTTCTGGTGGAATAAAATTTAGAGTTAAAAGAAATGGTGGAACAAGCCCACCGTATTTCGAAATTATTGATGCGAATAATTCGAATGCACAAACAAATACTGCTATCTTCACATCAAATTGTTGCAACGTCAATGTAATGGCGAATGGATCGTCGACGGTTGACACGCTCAATTTGAATTTTGTAAACACATCTACAATAACTGTAAATGTAACAAGAAGTGGCGCAAACGCAAATATTGCATTCACGACAACTGCAGGTGCCGCTGGTCCTTCTGGTCCACAAGGTTCAGCTGGATCAACTGGTCCATCGGGTCCATCGGGTGCAACTGGTCCTTCTGGTCCTTCTGGCAATGCTAATGCAACAGCAGCAGGAAATACAAGCGAAGTTCAATTTAAAGCATCAAATGGTTCTTTTGATGCAACAGGAAAATATCTATTCTATAAAGAAAATGTGACATTGCAGACAAACATCACAATGGGCAATGTGATGACTGTAAATGGAAATACTTGGGTGTCAAGTAATTCTTTCCATGGACAACTCAGCAATACTCAACAATTCTCTAGAACATTTTATGCTGATTCTGGAACCTCTGTTTATTATGGAGCAAATATTAGCCCTGCTTTCGTTGTTGTAAACGAAAAACCAGTAAAAAAAGAAGCAATGATTCTTGGCAGAGGATTGTCGCCACAATACGCAATTTCTATTTGTGATGAGACTAGTGTTAATACCAACGACATTGCGAATAATTGGAACCAGCTGCGGGCTGCATATCCATCTTTAATTTTCAACTTGCTTCAACCGCTAGGTCCACCATCAGCTGCAGTTAGAGCAGACTTAAAAATTCCTGCATCGTTCGATGCTGATCCAAGAGCGTTTTATTATCAAGTTAACAGAGATACAGGTAATCAGCCCCCAAATACATCAAATTATCTGGAAATAACAAATATTCCAAATGATTCAACTGTGTATTACGTTATTGATAATTCTGGCAGTATGGGAAATGGAAATATTATAGACTCTATATCATTGTTGAATTCAACCGCTGCCACAAAGAATATTTCTCTAGTTTATTTGGGTGATCAAACAACTGAAGATTGGCCAGGTTGGTTTAAAGACGCTCTTAACGCAGAATTTGATTCTGCTGCTAACGTTGATATTTGGCAAATCTCAACATATAAAGACGCAAATGCTAATTTAACAATTTCGACAGGCAATGAATCAGAGTGGACACCACTTATAAGAACTGATTCGCTTGGAACGACTTATGCAAATAACATTCATGTATATACAAAGTCATACTTGAATACTAATGCAAACGTCACGATTCTTGGTGGATCAAATGGTCAACATTTGACAACAGATGGCACTGGAAATTTAAGATGGAGCACTGGAACAGCAGGAGCGCAAGGAGCGCAGGGTCCATCAGGTCCACAAGGTCCTTCTGGTCCACAAGGTGCTGCATCTACTGTTTCTGGTCCGCAAGGTCCACAAGGTGATCCAGGTGGTCCATCTGGTCCACAAGGTCCGCAAGGGGCGCAGGGTCCATCAGGTCCACTAGGATTAACTGGTCCTTCTGGTCCACAAGGTGTTCAAGGTAATGTTGGTGCACAAGGTCCGTCTGGACCGCAGGGAATTGGTCCTTCTGGTCCTCAAGGTGCTCAAGGTTCTCAAGGTGCAACTGGTGATGCAAATACCATCACAACAACCAATGAATCCTCTGCAACTCTATATCCTGTAATGGTTGGTGCTATCGGTTCATCTCAAGTAGCCAAAGCCAATTCAAAATTAAAATTTGTCACTGCGAACAATGCTTTGATTGTTGGTAACTCTGCCATTTCTGTACTTGAAGGTTATGGAAGTCTCGCAGTATTTGGAACTGGATATGCCAATGACACGGTTGTGTTTGGTAATGGTACTCAGTATCAATTGCTCGAATTCATGTGCGGTTATGCTCTAACAAATAGTACAATTGGTGGTGTTCCTGACGCAAACACTATGACGATTAGATCATCTGGTGAAAATGCAGGTAATCTTGCTTTTGCAACAGGAAATGAAGAGCAAGTGCGCATAGATAGAAATGGAAACGTTGGAATTAAGATTGTAAGTCCAGTCTACACGCTGCATGTAAATGGAAATATTCATGCAACTGGAACCGTCACTGAATCATCCGATGTTAGATATAAAACAAATATTATCACTATTGAAAATCCGTTAAATAAAGTATTGTCATTGCGTGGTGTAAACTATAATCGAATTGAAGCAAATAACACAATTTCAAATGATACCTTTATGGGTGTAGTTGCTCAAGAAGTTATGAATGTTATTCCTGAAGTTGTTAGCGGAAATGAAGAGATTGGATATTCAATTTCTTATGGAACCATGGTTGCATTATTAATCGAAGCAATCAAAGAGCAAAACAGAAAAATTAGTGAACTAGAAAATCTAGTTATTAGTTTAAGAGATAATTAAAAATAATGACTCAAAATTTAACAGATATCTTATCATCATCCTTGCCAGTTGGTCCATCTGGTCCGCAAGGCATTGGTCCATCGGGTCCACAAGGTGTGAGTGGTCCTCAAGGCGCACAGGGCGATCCAGGCGGTCCTTCTGGTCCATCTGGTCCTCAGGGAGCGCAAGGTTCAGCATCAACAGTTTCTGGTCCACAAGGTGCGCAAGGTGCACAAGGCGTAAGTGGTCCATCTGGAGCTCAAGGTGCAACTGGTGCTGCTTCAACAGTTTCTGGACCACAGGGTGTTTCTGGTCCAAGTGGTCCACAAGGTGCGCAGGGTTCTGCATCAACAGTTTCTGGTCCATCTGGTGCACAGGGTGCGCAGGGTGTTTCTGGACCACAAGGAGTTTCTGGACCACAAGGTGTTTCTGGTCCATCTGGCGCACAGGGTGTTTCTGGACCACAAGGTGTTTCTGGACCACAAGGTCCACAAGGTGATTTAGGTCCATCTGGTCCAAGTGGTCTACAAGGCACTCAAGGTTCTATTGGTGAAACTGGTGCTCAAGGTCCATCTGGTCCTCAAGGAGAACAAGGTGTCAGTGGTCCACAAGGCGAGCAGGGTGTCAGTGGTCCGCAAGGTGTTTCTGGTCCACAAGGCGAGCAGGGTGTCTCTGGTCCATCTGGTCCACAAGGAAACACTGGCATAAGAGGTCCTCAAGGTGCACAAGGTGTAAGTGGACCACAAGGTCCATCTGGTCCACAAGGTGTTTCTGGTCCAAGTGGTCCACAAGGTGAACAAGGAGTTTCTGGTCCTCAAGGTCCATCTGGTCCTCAAGGAGAGCAGGGTGTCAGCGGTCCACAAGGTCCACAAGGAGAACAAGGCGTCTCTGGTCCTCAAGGCGAACAAGGCGTTTCTGGTCCTCAAGGTCCACAAGGAGCACAAGGTGTAAGTGGACCACAAGGTCCATCTGGTCCACAAGGTGAACAAGGAGTTTCTGGACCTCAAGGTCCTCAAGGCGATTTGGGTCCATCTGGTCCAAGTGGTCCACAAGGTGTCTCTGGTCCGCAAGGTCCAATTGGTGACAGATACGAAACAACAAGTAACACATCATTAACTGTTGGAACAGGAACAAAAACATTAAACGTCGAAACTGGACTTGCATATTCTCTTGCTCAAGTTGTTCGTATCGCAAACACTGCCTCCATTTATATGGAAGGTGCTGTATCTTCTTACAATTCTGGCACAGGATCACTATCAGTTGAATCAACTGTAACAAGTGGATCAGGAACTTATAATGTTTGGGAAGTAAATCTTGCTGGTGCAACTGGCGCAACAGGTGCTCAAGGTCCATCTGGTCCTCAAGGCGAACAAGGCGTTTCTGGTCCTCAAGGTCCACAAGGAGCACAAGGTGTAAGTGGACCACAAGGTTCTCAAGGTGCTGCTTCTACTGTTTCTGGACCACAAGGTCCACAAGGGGCGCAAGGAGTTTCTGGACCGCAAGGAGTAAGTGGTCCTCAAGGTGTTTCTGGTCCACAAGGTGCGCAAGGAGCACAAGGTGTTTCTGGTCCACAAGGCGTGAGTGGTCCTCAAGGTCCGCAAGGTGCGCAAGGTGTCAGCGGTCCACAAGGAGTATCAGGTCCTTCTGGTCCACAGGGTGTTTCTGGACCACAAGGTGTTCTTGGTTCAAGAGTTTATACTGTTGACGCATTTGGAACGAGCAATTATCTCATCAATGGATCAAATGATCCAACGCTTTATTTGCTTCGTGGGTTTTTGTATGAGTTTGAAGTTAATGCAAGTGGGCAACCATTTTGGATTAAGACAGCGCAAACAACAGGAACAGGAGATGCGTATAATACTGGTGTGACAAATAACGGTGATGATGTTGGTACAATTATTTTCCGTGTACCATATGATGCACCAAGCACACTTTATTATATTTCTGAAAATTCTGCATCGATGACTGGTGTCATTTCAATTAGTGACATTGGTCCTTCTGGTCCATCTGGTCCTCAAGGTGTTTCTGGACCGCAAGGAGTAAGTGGTCCTCAAGGTCCACAAGGAGCACAAGGCGTCAGCGGTCCACAAGGTCCGCAGGGTGCGCAAGGTGTTTCTGGTCCACAAGGTCCTCAAGGCGCACAAGGAGTTTCTGGTCCTCAAGGTGTTTCTGGTCCACAAGGTCCGCAAGGTGCACAAGGCGTTAGTGGTCCATCTGGTCCAAGAGGTGTGACTGGTCCACAAGGTCCACAAGGTGCACAAGGAGTTTCTGGACCATCTGGGGCTCAAGGTGTGAGTGGTCCATCTGGTCCATCAAGCACAACAATCACATCAACTGATACACCAAGTGGTGGAACTCTCTATCCTGTAATGGTTGATGGATTAACCAGCGCAACACCAAGAGTTACAACAACTAAATTTAATTTCAATTCAACATCTGGTCAATTAACGTCAAATAGCATGAATTTGATGCAATCATCAAATGGTCAAGCACTAATAATGGCGAACACCACTGGTGCAACCTTCATGACGATGTTGAGTGCAGGTTCTGGCTCAACACCAGTTCCAACAACTACAGTTGGAGCTGGACCAATTAGCATAGTAAGCGGTTCTGCATCAAACGACTTTACTGTGAATATGAGCACAGGTGGATGGTTTAATTTTGCTTGGAATGGGCAAATTGAAGCATACATGAATTCAAGCGGATTGGTGATGATGGGCAATTACATCAATCTAGATGGTGGTCAATTAAGACAAAACGGAGTTGCCATCATTGATTCTGCGGGTAATTGGGTTGGACCATCAACAGGACTTATTGGACCAACTGGTCCTCAAGGAGCACAAGGTCCATCTGGTCCACAAGGAGCAACTGGTGCCACTGGCGCACAAGGTCCATCTGGTCCACAAGGAGCAACTGGTGCCACTGGCGCACAAGGTCCATCTGGTCCACAAGGAGCAACTGGTGCTACTGGCGCACAAGGTCCATCTGGTCCACAAGGAGCAACTGGTGCTACTGGTGCGCAAGGTCCTGCAGGTCCACAAGGAGCGACTGGTGCCACTGGCGCACAAGGTCCATCTGGTCCACAAGGTCCTGGCTCTGATCAAGCGCTTTTCACAACTGATAATGTTCAATTCAATTCATTAGGTATTGCTGGAAGTCCTGGAAATCTTGCATCAGCTAAAGTTGAAGTTACTGCAGGATCAAGCACTGCAATGTTCTTGAACGGTAATGGTCTCTATATATGGTGCTGGTATCAAAGTAGTGACAAGTGCATTATTTTTGCTAATGGTACTATTCTAAACGCAACTGGTGTTTATGGAACACTTTCTGATGCCAGAGAAAAGGAAAACATTGTTGATGCTACACCAAAACTTGAAGGACTATTGCAACTTAAAGTTAGAAATTACAATCTAATTAATAACAGTGCCAAATTTATTGGATTTGTTGCTCAAGAAGTTGAAGAAGTTTTCCCAGGATTAGTCGAAGAGAATGCAAAAAATGCTCTTGATGAAAATGGAAACGTAGTTCAAGTTGGAACAGTCAAATCAGTTAAACAAAGTTTGTTGGTTCCAATGCTTGTAAAAGCAATTCAAGAACAACAAGTAATGATTAATGATTTGAAGTCTAGATTAGACGCCGCTGGGCTGTGACATTAAAATTAGGTTATATTAATGGGAGTAATAATTGAATCTGGAATAACGATTGGAGGTGGCATTACAATTGGCATTGCTGCGGCTCCAATCTCAATTGGAATCTATACAATAACATCTGGAACAAAACTTCCTGTGTTAGGAGTTGCTGGGCAAAGTCCATTTCCTGCGAATGGATGGACTTCAATAGCGTCATCATCAGCTGATGACACATTCGCTACAGTTGCTTTGGGTTTCACGTGGGTTTATAATAATGCGAATTATACCAGTTTTTTCCCAAATTCCAATTATTACATAACATTTGGTTCTGGAAGCACTCAGTTTAATGCACTTGCAAATAACTCACCTTCAATCAATAAAATCTTTTTTGCTGGTGCAGATAATTCATGGCAACGTGTTTCCAGAATTTCATCTGGAACTGATTATCTAAGATTACGATTTGAAGGCACTGCTGCTACAAGTGGCACTGCTGGCAGTCCAAATATGGTATATGAACTTACATTCTTCAACCCAGTTAATACAGCAAATGTTCCTGTGTTTGAATTGTTGATCGGTCGACAAGCCAGAGGAAACTCTAGTGCTGGAATCATATCAGGTCTTTATAGCAACACTGCATTGTTAACTGGTGGAACTTTAG